CCTTTGCAAGCGTGGCAAAAGTTCCCTCGTCAAAATATGTCTTTATAGGCTCTTTCAAGAGTTCTTTTGTTTCATCTAGGCTTGTGCTCTTTGGCTCTATGTCAAATGTATATGCCAAGAATGCGCGATTAAAATCGTTTTGATTATAAAAAAACCGCTCGTCGAATTTGAGCCACTCCTGCATCTTTTGCCCCAAAACCTCATCGACTCTAAAAAGCATATCGCTATAGGTGCGTAAGTCAATCATTGCTAGCCTTTAAAATTTGTAGGTTTTGCAATATCAAGATACTGTCTCGATCTATGTTTGGAATTTGGCTTTTGACCTCTACAGCCTTTGTATTTTCATCGAATGCTATCTCTATGATCTTTGAAAAATGCGGCGTAAAGCCGATTTCTAGCGAGCCAAAATACTCCTTGATCTTTTGCGTAGCATCTCTCAAAACCTCCGCAAACATAAAGTCTTGGATGAGTTTTATCTCGATTTCTAGGTCAAAATTTATCTTATTGGCTTCTTTTATCATTAATTGATCTGTAAGCGGAATGCGCCCGTCAAGAGATTCTTTGATTTTCAAAGTCGCCGTCGCTTCATCAAATTTAGATAGATAAACGATCTGCACCACTCCGGCGCGTAGCTGATAAACGCTTGCTTTTGTGATGCCCTCAACGCTTAAAATATAAAAAAGATAGCTTTTTGCGCTCCCAGCAGTGCTGAATCGATGCATCGAGAGTAAAAAGCGCGCTCTAAGCTCGTCATCGCTTTCGCGAGCCTTAAAGCCACTGAATGGGCTTATCATTTTTATGTCGGTTACGTAGATATTTGGGATCTCAAGCGTCGTAGTTTCATAGCTTTCTTTAAAATACTCTTCAGCTTCAATTTTAAGAACCTTAGTATCGGCTATATTTGTATCTTCGAGCAAATACGCAAAATGCCCGGCGCCGTCGGTAAATTTCGTCCCTTTTGGCAGATACGTAGCTGAGCTTACGTTCACTTCGACCTGTGCGATCGGCTTTACCTCATCGTTTCTTTTTATGCCGACAAGCGCGACGAGCTCGTCGAGGTATTCGCCGGTGCTAAAATTTAGATAGTTATTAGCGATTTTTATATTTATGAGTTCAAAAAAATGGTTTAGTCGATACAAAAAAATATCGATAAGCGTCATATAGTCATCGCCCACAAGCGGGATATAGTCAAGCTTGCCGCTTTTAATCTTAAACTCATTGATGATATTTTGACGCTCGGCATCGATATTGAGAGGTTTTATAAAATTTGGCACTTTCATAGATTTACCCTTATTTCGTCTTTTAGCTCGCTATCTTTTATTTTATACGTTACTTTTGCTTCGAGTCTGCCGTTTTCATCGGGAGTTATATCGATGCCGATTTCTTGCGCGCGCGGCTCGTAAGTTTCTATCTGGCTTTTTAAATCTCTTTTATAGGCTAAAATTTCGCTTAGGCTCATTTGCTTGTCGATGTATCTGTCAAGTCCGAACGTAGGACGCAGCGTTTTGGTAAATTTAGAAGTTTTCACGATGCGAGATATGTTTTCGTTTATTGATATTTGATACATTTTCAACCTTTTGGTCGTATCATATCAAAGGCGTTTAGGTATTTTATACAAGGGATTTTAGCGCGGTAAAGACGTTCCGCCGTCGGTATCGTTATGCGTGTGACCGGTTAGATCCCCGCGTGCATCGGTGATATTTCCGCTCAACTGGATATCGCCATTTATTTTTACATTGCCCTTTATTTCAAATGTTCCACTGCCACCACCCGCGCCAGTAGTGCTTATCGCGCCTTGTATCGTTGTATTGCCTTGCAACAAAATAGACGGACTTTTGATGGTCGTGCTTTGGGACGAGATATTTGCATTTTTCGTAGTGATATTCACTTCGCTTGAGGTTAGTATATTTATGGTTTTTGCATTTAGGATTTCAAGAGTTGAACTAGCGCTATCGTAGCTGATCGTCGTGCCGTCCTCATACTCTGTTATCTCTTTGGTTTGGCTCACTCCGCTTGGCTCTTTGCAGGTATCATAAAATATCGCTCCTATCGCGCATTTTATGCCGCCCTCACCTAGTTCGGTCAAAAATACCTGCTCGCCCACGCGCGGCGGAGAAAAGCTTCTTTTAAATGAATTTGCTCGTTGCAGATACGGTATAAATTTGGTTATAGTTCCGAGATAATTTACCCTGACTAAGCTTTTTGTCTCGTTTATCTCGCAGATCGTGCCGATAGCTTGCATCATCAAAGCTCCCAAAGCCCCGTATGATATACGAATTTTAAGGATAATTGCGTCATCACGTAGTCTTTATCAAGCACTTCGATGCTTGATCGGTTGATGCTTTCAAGTGTCTTAAAATTAAAACCGCCCCTTAAATCCTTTAAATTTTGTAAGACTTCAATCGTGAGTTCGTCATTTTTCGAGTATGATGTAGTTATCAGGCTTATACTGATACTCAGTTCATGCTTCAAGCCTTCAAAATTTGCTGTCTCGACGTCATCAGTAGTGTCTTTTATAACGATCAAGGGAAAATTTTCTTTATCAAATGCATAAATTTCAAATACTTCAATATTGATATTTAGTTTTTTTAGGTGTTCCTTTAGCGCCGATACGATCACAGCGCGTCTGTTTTCAGGCATCATAGTTCCCTTAAAAATAGTCTTTTTAAAATTTGGCTTTCAAGTATGATTTTTGTTATCTCGTATTTTTCGCCCAAAATTTCGACCTCATCTTTTAGCCTCATGTCCTCGTTATTTTGAACGGTCATGAGGGCGGTAATCTCTGTTCCTACCGCCCCATCATCAAAAATCACTTTTGAGTTTTGATTGAAATGACATTTTCTTACGCTGCCGTCTTTTAGGACTTTCATACTGATGCAGAAGTCTTGATTGATGATAGCTTTTACATCGGCTTGAACCATAGCCAAATCTATCATTTATCTTTGTTGCCTTTGCTTTGCTTATTGCCGGCGGTTTTATTCGTTTTATCAGTAGCACTAGCGTCTTTATCATCCTCGCCAGATTCGTCATCGTCATTTTGATCGTCCTCGTCTTTGGCGGCGGCATCTTTGATCTGTTTGTTTGTCTGACCTCTTAGGCGTTTTTGCTCCTCTTCGCTGATAGCTTGCAGTGCTCCGATAATTTGCATCCTTTGGATAAAATTCCTATCCGTGCTGTCGGGCAAGTCTATGATGTCGCCAGCTTTTTGGTATTTGTCACCTATTTTTGTGTTGTATAAAACTCTAAATTTCATTTTTGACTCCTTTAAATTTGTGTGCTAAGAGATGGTAACGACATTGGCGTCGTTACCATTAAAATTTACGCGCTAGTTTTTGAGATCGCAAAAGACTTCTCGCGTGCAAGCTTGGCGTCGATGTCATAAAATGCTTGTAGTAGCACGTTACCACCCTCTTGCATTAGCGGTAAGACTTCAAGCGAGCCAAACGCTCCGATCCAGATGTCCTCGAAATTTCCAAAGATCACGTCACCTGCTTTTAGGTTATTGTTTTTGAAATACGCGTATCCTTGAAGGTCGCTGTCGCCGGTGTCTATAAGCATGCGTTCAACGCTATTACCGCGCTTTGTAGCTCTTAGCTTGCTGATGTCCGTGCCGTTTAGGAAAAATTTGCTGTGTTCGGTATCAAGCCCCGCCGCGTCAAGGCTATCGCCAAATTTTAAGATACCTTCAAGCGTTGGCGTAGTCATAAAACCCGCGATACTTGGCACTCCGCTCGTTTCAAATAGCCCTTTTACGACGCCCTTGCCATAAAGCAGCGTTTGCTCTAGCTTCTTGCGGATCGCGTCTTTTAGCTTTTTATAGGCAAAGCTTTCAAGCTCGAATGCGTTCATATTTAGCATCGTTCTTGTGATAACGATGTTCGCGTTTAGCGTATGCGGGCTTAGTTGGATAGCATCGAAGCTTAAATTTTCAGCGTCACGGCGTTTGCCCTCCTCGACGAAGTCAGCCGTGATGCTTGACGTATCACGCGGTATAGTGAGATTTGCGCTTAGATTTGGTAGCCAAGTGCAAAAGCTTAATAGCTTGCTATCTTGTTTAAGTTGCTCGATCAGTAAATCGCCGCGATACTCCCTATTTACCGCGTCACTTGCCGTGCCCGTGCTTGTAATGTTATCGGCAAAATTTGCGATAAAACTATCAGGCAAGGTAAATCGCCCGATCTCGCGCCCTTTAAATTCAAGCTCGCGGCTTAGGTCGATATTTCTATCGACTGCCGATTTGATGATGTTTGCGAGACTAAATTCGCCGTCATCTTGCCTACCTTTGGCTTTTATATTTACGGTCTCAAATTTGCTCTGTGCGTTAAGCTTTGCCATGTCTTTGCTGAATTCGGCGTAACTTTTACCCGCGGCGATGGCTTCTAAACCCTCTTTGTCGCGCCCTAAAATTTGAGCTAGTTCGATGATATTTTTTTGCTCTGCTTTTTGCATCGCTATCTGTTCCTCTTGTTTTTTTGGCTCGTTTTGCTCGCTTCGCTTAGAAACCTCGGCAAAGCCGCCGCGTTGCTGGTTTTGCTCTGCGCTCGGTTGCGCTAGCCCTGTGTTCTTGTCGTTTTCTGGCATTTGTTCTCCTTTTAAATTTGGTTTATTGAATTTTGAAATTTTTGCATTCGGGTCTGCTCCTTGCCAAACCGCGGATAGCTCCACGATTTCGCCCTCATAGATTTGATAATGATCTACTCCTTCGATCTTATCCATCTCCTTTACTTTATAATCCCCAAAGCCAACGCTTACCGAGTCGCTTAGCCCGGCTTTATATTTAGCGTAGGCTTCTTTTGAGCTGGCGACCTCATCGCTAAATTCGACCTTGACCTTAAAATCTCCGTTTTGGAATTTTTGGTCTGTGATTTTGCCGATCGCGTTTGCGAAGGTCGGCTCGTGGTCGAGATATAGGGTTTTAGCGTTAAATTTAACGCCACTCGTATCTACGCTCAAGTAATACTCATCGCCCCAAAACGTGGCGCGCTTATGCAGATTATTTTTGCTAAGCGCGATAAAGCTTATAGTTTTGTGCTCATCGTCAAACGCGGCATCTTTACCAAACGTTACGCTGAAATTCTTGATATCATCTAATATTTTTTTATCCATTTTTGCCCCTTTTGATTTTTTCTATCTCTTGCAATTTCTGCACGATCTGCTTCTCTTTTTCAAGTTCATCAATATAGGTGTCATATTCGATACCTTTCTCTCTCAAAACCTCGATACGCGTTTTAAAGCCTGCTTCGATAGCTTTGGCATTGGCTACCACTTCTTTGCTTGGATCGATATACTCCCAACCTTGCGGTTTAAACGAAAAATGACGTAGCACGAGATCGTAATCTCTCACGCTTATGCGGTTATTTAGTAGCTCGATAAGTAGCCACTCTTTAAAGATAGCATTATGAAATTTGCGGCGTAAAAAATTTTGAATTCGTCTAAATCCGCGTCTTTCGCTTGTCGTGCCTTGGCGTATGGAGCTATAATTTACTTCGCGCAAATCACCTGTGAGCGTCGCATAGCTAACACCCAAAGATCGCGCCACTTCTTGATTTGTGCTTTTTAAATAAAACTCGATATTCGTCGGATTGTGCGGGTCGATGAATTGCGGAGTTATACCCTCGTCCAAAAATCTCATCTTGCCAACCTCTACGCTTTCGGGTAGCTCGGGGGCTTTATTTTCTATGAGCTCGCCCGTATCGTCGTCAAATTCCGCTCCGACTCCGACTATCGCACCCTCATCCTTCCTAAGATAAAAGCCCGTCATTTCGCTGCCTAAACGAGCGCGATTGAGTTCGGCTTTTTTGAATTTATCTTTTTGATGCATGTCAAATATCGCCGTTGCAAGCTTTGAATTGCCGCGCACTTGCTTAGCGATAAGCGGCTTTCTTATGTGGATGATGTCTTTTGCCTCTATCACTAAGCGAGTATAATCGTCTTTTTTTATGTAGTATTTTGTCGGTGTTAAGGAATACTTTCCGGCTCTTTTTATGCCGCATTTTATAAACCCACTCTCGTCCGTGTAGTCGTTATCTATCTCTTCTGCGTCTATCAGTTCTATTTTTAGATCATTTGCACTGCGAATAAGTCTGATAAACGCTTCACCATCACGATAAAGGGCGTTTAAGACTAACTCTTCGTAATCTTCGAAGTCATAAACGCCGTATAGGCAGCACTCGTTTTCCCATTCGGAAAACGCCGTTTGGATATAGGTGTTTAAATTTCGGTTTTGCGTGGCGACATCTATCACAAAACCGCTCTCGCCTAAAATTTCGCTGTCTAACATATCAAAAAAGCCGCTTGCTAAGGATACGGCGGTGCTTAGGCTTCTTGCTTGATTTCGCAGGACTTTATTCGCCTTATCCGGGTCTGTATTTCGTATCAGTCTTGCAAGCTCAGTTCTATTTATGTCCGGCGCTTCAAGACTTGGATACCTGAAAAATTTAGGCTGTATGCTTGGGCGCGTGGACTTAAAAAATCCACCCTTATTTTTACTGGATTTATTATAGCAAATTTTTAATCAAAATGCTCTTAAACATAAT